CTTTTTTTTCTTTTCACATTTCCGGTGCGTTGCAGCTCCTCGACCCCTCCGAGGCCTCCTGCCGCCCGGCCGCCAAGGACCGCCTGATGACGAACCCTGCCGTTTCCGCCGACCGCTGGCCCGCGACGAAGGTCGAGATGTGGCCGGTGGAGGATCTGATCCCCTACGCGCGGAACGCCCGGACCCATCCCGAGGAACAGGTCGCCCAGATCGCGGCGTCGATGGAGCGCTTCGGCTTCACGATCCCGATGCTGGTCGCGGAGGACGGAACAATCATCGCCGGTCACGGTCGGCTCCTGGCCGCGCAGCGTCTCGGCATCCCAGAGGTGCCGGTGATGATCGCGCGCGGCTGGTCCAACGAGGACCGCCGCCTCTACACGCTGGCCGACAACCGGCTGGCCGAGACAAGCGAGTGGGACCCGCAGACGCTCCGGCTCGAGCTGGAAGAACTCAAGGTCGAGGCGGGCGAGGATGCTCTCGCTGGCATCGGGTTCTCGGACGAGGAGATCGCCGAGCTGATCCCCGGGATGCTAACGGAGGCGGGCGCAGGCCTGACCGACCCGGACGACATTCCGGAGGCGGGGCCCGATCCGATCTCCGCACCGGGTGACGTCTGGCTGCTTGGCGGCCACCGGATCATTTGCGGCAGCTCGACGGACAAGGATACGGTCGCGGCCGTGCTGGCCGGGGCCAAGCCCCACCTCATGGTGACCGACCCGCCCTACGGCGTGAACTACGATCCGGAGTGGCGCGAGAAGGCAGGGGTCGGCGGCCCGGGCATTGCCAAGGGCAAGGTGCTGAACGACGACAAGGCGGACTGGCGCGAGGCTTGGGCTCTGTTCCCGGGCGACGTGGCCTACGTCTGGCACGCCGGGCTGTTTGCCGGGACGGTTGCCGAGAGCCTGCAGGCGACCGGCTTCAAGCTTCGCTCGCAGATCATGTGGGACAAGGGCCAGCTCGTTTTGAGCCGGGGGGACTACCACTGGCAGCACGAGCCCTGCCAACCGGCCGGAACGATGATCTCCAAGGTGGTTAAAGAAGGCCGCTTGCGTGAGAGTTCGGTGATCGAGCAGGTCCCAATCGAAACTCTGAAGGCTGGCGACAAGGTGGTCAGCTTTGGGAACGCCAAGGTCTTTCGGCGCGGCCGCGAGATCACTCGCGTTGGAAGCCGTAAGTATAGCGGCAACCTCCACAGCCTGAAGGTCGGAGAAAGGACCACCAGAGCCACAGCGGAACATCAGTTCACGGTTCGGTTCAACCCGCAGACCCCAAAGGCTGGTCTGCTGTATCTGATGCGCCGGGGAGAGCGCTGGCGTATCGGCGTGTGCGGCATGTTCAACAGCCGTGGGTTTGGCTTGGCGGTTCGCGTCTCGCAGGAGATGGCCGACGAGGCATGGATCATATCAGCCTTTGCGGACCTCAAGGCTGCGCGCATCGCGGAGCAGGCTGCGTCCTGTGTTTACGGAATTCCTACCACCCATTGGGAAACCGGTCGGAGCGCCTCAACCGCTCAGAGCCGGACGAAGGCTGAGATCGACGCCATCTACCAGCGCATCGGTGTCGCTCGGGTGCAGGAAGGTGCTCAGCGCCTTATGATGGATCACGGGCTGAGCGCCGATCACCCGCTGATCACGGCAGGCATCGCAGGGAGCTTTTCGCGCAAGGCGTCAAGGGTGGTGCGGGCGTGCAATCTGGTCCCCGGCATCATGCAGGTCCCCGTCCCCACCAAGGGGGAGGACTTTCAGTGGGAGGCCATCGACAGGGTGGATTTCGAAGCTGTCGATGGCCTAGAGGTCTGGTCGATGGACGTTGATCAGGATCATCACTACGTCGCCGATGGGATCGTTACGCATAACTGCTGGTACGCTGTCCGCGAGGGCAAGACCGGCCATTGGGCGGGCGACCGCAAGCAGACGACGGTCTGGCAGATCCCGAAGCCAAGCCGGTCGGAGACCGGGCACGGCACGCAGAAGCCGGTCGATTGCATGCGGCGGCCCATCGAGAACAACTCCGAGCCGGGCGACGCGATCTACGAGCCGTTCTCCGGCTCCGGCACGACGATCATGGCGGCCGAGTTGACCGGGCGCGTGTGCTTCGCGGTCGAGCTGAACCCCATCTACGTCGACGTCGCGGTGCGACGCTGGCAGGAATACACCGGCCGGGAGGCGGTGCTGGAAAGCAGCGGCGAGACCTTCGCCGAGACTGAGAAGGCCCGCCAGCCGCAGGACAGCGCTGCCGCATGAGCGAGGCGCACAAGGACGACGGAAAGAAGGCCCCCTGGCATCTGCTGCCCTTCGACGCGCTGCGCGGCATCGTCGCCGTGCTGGGCTTTGGGGCGGGCAAGTACGGCGAGCGCAACTGGGAGCAGGGCATGGCGTGGAGCCGCCCGTACGCCGCCCTCTTGCGCCACGTGACGGCATGGTTCGAGGGCGAGGCCAAGGACCCGGAGACTGGCATGAGCCACCTCTGGCACGCCGGGTGCTGCATCTTGTTCCTGATCGCCTACGAGATCAGGGGCATCGGCACCGACGACCGACCCGGAACGAAAAAGGGCCCGCCGTAAGGGCGGGCCTCTCTGCAATCTCTCTGCGGCTCTCTGCGTCAGGCGGCGATCTTGTAGACCCGGCCCCGGCCTTCGACCTTGTCGGAGGCGATCTCGAGGCCGAGCTTCTTCTTGAGGGCCCCGGCCATCGCGCCCCGGATCGTGTGCTTCTGCCATCCGGTGGCGGCCGCGATCTCGTCGATCGTCGCGCCCTCGGCGCGCGTCAGCAGATCGATCATGGCCTGCTGCTTGGTGCCCTCGCGCGTCTTTGGCGCGGTCTGCTGCGCCGGTGTTTCCGGTGCGGCTGCGATGCCGATGGCCGCGAGCCCGGCGTCCGTGGCGACCAGCGTGGTGCCGTGGCCGTCGCCGGTCGATCGCCACACCGGCTCGCCCTTGCGCAGGTCCGCGTCGACCTCCTCAAGCAGGCCCTTGGCGATCATCGCGCCGACGACCTTGGCCGCGGCCCCGCCGCGCAGGGTCTTGGGCAGCGGCATGGCGACCCGGTCGGCGCGCTGCGAGGCGACGAAAAGGATCAGGAGCTGGGTGTCGGTGAGGTTCATGGTCGTGTCTCCGTGGATCGCGCGGGCGGCCGATCCGCCCGCTGGTGATCACATCGCTCTGTCGGCCTCGGAGTTGAAGCAAAACCAGAGCAATTCCATTGCTTATGAAGCAGAAGTGCGACCACAGCCGGAGGATGCGTGGCAGACGAGGATGACAAGGCCAAGGGCCAGACGATCAGCGTGCAGCAGGCGGCAACCCTCCTGAACCGCAGCGTCCGGTGGGTGCAGAACCTCGTGACGGACGGCTACATCCAGAAGGAAGGCTACGGCCGGTACTCGGTCGTAGCCGTCGTCCGTGGGGCGATGGCCTACATGGACGATATGGTCGAGAAGTCGAACAAGTCGGCAGCGGCGTCCCGCGCGACCGATGCCAGGACGAGAGAGATCGAACTCCGCATCGCGGAGCGACGGCGGGATCTGATCCCGCAGGAAGACGCCCGCGCGGTGGTCGGAGAGATGGCGGCGATGGTCAAGGCGGAGTTCTCTGGTCTCCCGGCCAGATACACGCGCGACATGGCAGAGCGCCGCAGGCTTGAACAGGAAATCGATGGCTCGTTTGAACGTATCGCAGCCGCAGCCCGAGCCGCTGGGGCCGCTCTGGCAACTGGCAGCATCGATATGGCAACCGAGCCAGAAGCGTGACCCAGCCGATTGGGCGGCCGAGCATCGGATCTATCCCGAGAGCGCCGGTATCCCGGGGCCGCGCAATCCCTATCTGACGCCCTACATGCTGCCGTGGTCGGCGGCGGTCCACAACGGCGGCTATCGCCGGGTGGTGGCCGTGACCTCGGCGCAGTCCGGCAAGACCGACAACATGCTCGACATCATCGGCGCGCGCCTCGACCAGAGGCCTGCGCCGATCCTCTACGTCGGCCCGACCAAGGAGTTCCTGACCGACCAGTTCGAGCCGCGCCTCATGTCGCTGCTCGACGAGGCGCAGACCTTGAAGGACAAGGTCGTGCGCGGCCGCCGCATGAAGAAGACGCTGAAGCATGTGGCTGGCGTTCGGATCCGCCTCGCGCATGCAGGATCGTCTTCGGCACTCAAGTCCGACCCGGCGGCGCTGGCGCTTATCGACGAGTTCGATGAGATGATGGCGAACGTGAAAGGGCAGGGCGACGTGCTCGGCCTGGTCGAGGCGCGCGGCGAGACCTACGCGGACTTCGTGACCGCGATCACCTCAACACCATCGCGGGGCCTTGTGGAAACGGAACTCGACGAAGAAAGCGGCCTCGAGTTCTGGGCGAGGTCGCAAGTCGATGATCTCGAAAGCCCGATCTGGAAACTCTGGCAGGAAGGCACGCGGCACCATTGGACATGGCCGTGCCGCCACTGCTCGGAATATTTCGTCCCCCGGTTCAAGCAGCTCCGCTGGCCCGACCGGGCAACGCCCGCACAGGCGCGGCGCGACGCGGTCCTTGTCTGCCCGCACTGCGGCGGGATCCACGGCGAGGAGGACAAGGGCTGGATGAACGAGCGGGGCGCGATGGTTGCGCCCGGCCAAACCGTCCAGCTGGTCGATGACCGGCCGGTGGTCTCCGGCGATCCGGAGGAGAGCCCGACGCTCTCGATGTGGACAAGCGGGCTCTGCTCGCCCTTCGTGTCCTTCGGCCAGCGCGCCGAGACCTATCTGACCGCCCTGCAATCAGGCGACCAGAACAGAATTCAGACGGCGATGAACGCCTCCTTCGGCGAGTGCTACTCGCTGACCTCCTCGGGCGATGTTCCGGAGTGGCAGGAGATCATGCAGCGCCGCCAGCCCTACCGTTCGGGGGAGGTTCCCTCGGGCGGCCTCCGGCTCGTCATGGGCGTCGACGTTCAGAAGTTCTCGCTGGTCTACGTCATCCGGGCCTTCGGCTCGCGCGGCACGTCCTGGCTCGTCGACAACGGGCAGCTCTACGGGCCGACCGACGACGACGATGTCTGGATGGCGCTCGCCGACCTGATGCTGCAGCCCATCGCCGGGATGCAGATCGAGAAGGTCTTCATCGACAGCGGCTTCCGGCCGGACAAGCCGGAGCAGGGGAACGAACACAAGGTCTACGAGTTTTGCCGCCGCTATTCGTGGCTGTGCTCGCCGACCAAGGGCAAGGACATCCAGACGCCGCCTTACAAGGTCTCGAAGATCGAGGTGAAGCCGGACGGCAAGAAAGCGCTCTACAGCATCGATCTTGTGATGCTCTCCTCCGACTTCTTCAAGTCGCTGGTGATCTCGCGGATCCGCACACCGCTCAATGCGCCGGGCGCGTTCTACGTCCACGACCAGGTCTCGGAAGATTACTGCAAGCAGCTGACCTCCGAGGCCCGCATTGTCGTCGAAGGAAAGCCCCGGTGGGTCCGCCGCTCGCGCGCCAACCACTTCCTCGACTGCGAGGCACTCTGCGCAGCCATCGGCTACGCCTTCAACGTCCAACGCATCCCCGAGGGGGTTCAGCGCGATAGCGACGATGGTCGCCCTCCCGATGAGGCGCGCGAACAGGATGGGGATGCGTTTCCGCCGCCGCCCGTCACCACTCCGTTGGCGGGCGGCGGCCCTATTCGCAATCGCTTCGCCAATATCGGCCACCGCTTGAACAGGTAAGGTAAATGGCAATCCTCGACAGGATCCGGCAACTCGTGAGCGGCACAAGCTCCGCGCCGGTCGAACGACCCTCGCCTGGTTCCTCGTTCATGCGCGGCGGGCGCGGCGTCACCTTCAACGGATGGCGGCCCTCGCTTCGGGACACGCAGGACGACATCGCCGACGCGTGGGACAACGCAACGGCGCGCGCCATCGACGTGATCCAGAACTCGGGCTGGCTCTCCGGCGCCATCGACCAGGCGGTGGCGAACACAGTTGGCACCGGCCTCCGCCTCAAGGCGATGCCGGAGAACACCACCTTCGGCATGACGAACGAGGAAGCGCTGGCTTGGGGGCGCAAGGTCGAGGCCCGCTTCGAGCTTTGGACCCGGAACCCGAACGAGTGCGACATCGAGGCGAAGCGGACCTTCGGCCAGATGCAGGCGGCGGCGTTCCGGTCGTGGATCGCGACCGGCGAGATCCTCGCCGAGCTTCCGTGGCGAACCCGGACGTGGACCCGGTACGGCACGAAGGTCCGTCTGCTCTCGCCTCATAAGCTCTCGCGCAAGTCGGACACGATGGCCCGCCTGGTGAACGGCGTCTATCACGACGCCGACGGGATGCCGATTGCTTACCTTTCGATCAAGAAGGACAACCTGGTCGGTGAATACGAGGTGCCGGTCCGGGCGCGCGACCGCTACGGTCGGCAGCGGGTGATCTTCATCTTCGACGGGATGCCCGGTACCGCGCGCGGGATTTCGCCGCTCACCCCGGCGCTACAGGTTGCCCGGCAGTTCGACCAGCTCGCCGACGCCACGCTGATGGCGTCGATCATGCAGACGCTCTTCGCCGCCACGATCACCAGCGACGAGCCGACCGAACAGGTCATGCAAGGGCTGCTGACGCCGCAGGAGCAGGCCCGGATGGCGGCCACAGGCATCTCGCCGATGGAGGCCTATCTCGACATGGTCGGCGGCTTCTACGACAACGTGACGCTTAACGTCGGCATCAACGGCCGCATCGCCCATCTCTTTCCCGGGCAGGAACTGAAGTTCCACCGCTCGGAGCATCCGTCGTCCGACTACAAGGACTTCTCGATGCACCTCCTTCGGGAGTTGGCGCGCTGCCTCGGGCTCACCTACGAGAGCACGACCGGCGACTACGACGGCGCGACCTATTCCTCTGTCCGCATGGCGACGGGCGAGATCTTCGCCATCACCAAGCTGCGGCGGCAAAACGTCGTCGCCCCCTTCTGTCAGGCCGCATACGAGGCGTGGCTCGAGGAGGAGATCGAGAACGGCGGGATCGAATTCCCCGGCGGGATCGAGGCGTTCTATCTCAACCGCACGGCCGCGTGCCGTGCCGATTGGCGCGGCACGCCGAAGCCCCAGGCCGACGACCTCAAGACCGCCAAGGCGCACGAGGTCTGGCGGCGGATGGGCGTGATCTCCGACGCAATGATCGCAAACGACCTCGGCGTCGATATCGAGGACGTCTATGCGCAGCGCGCCAGCGAGGCCGAGCTTCGCGACGTCTACGGGCTGACGGACCCGATGCTGATGGCAGCCGAAGGCGGGATGGCCATGCCGGTCGATGGTGCGGACGACGCTGAGGACGACCCCGAAGACGAAGACATGGCCGCCGACGACGATGATCTCGACGCGGGGGCCGCAAGGGGAGGGGTCCGCTGATGGCACTCGTGATCGACGAGGACAATCCATGCGAGGCCGCGCGCGAGCTGCGCGCGGTCTACTACCAACTGGTCGCCGGGCAAGCGGCCCAGATCGTCATGTTCAAGGCCGGGGCATCCGGCGTCGAGAGGTCGGCGACGTTTCACAAGGCCGACCCTTCCCGCCTCCTGACGGTCATCCGGGGCTTTGAAGAACGCTGCGCCGCCGCGCAGG